GTAAAAGCAAATGTGATTTTCTTTCAAAAAGGAAAACCAACACTAAATACTTGGATATATGATAACAGGTCTAATATTCCAAACATAACTAAAAAAGATAGACCTCTAACACTCGAGCAATTTTCTGAATTCATTGAATGCTATGGAAAAGATCCTAACGGACAAAGCCCAAGAACAGAAAAAGCATCAAAAGATGAGCGATGGAAGAAATTTGACATTAACGAAATAAAAGAAAGAAACTACAAACTCGATATTTCTTGGCTAAAAGACGATACTCTTGAAGATGCTGACGACTTACCGGAACCAAACGAACTTATTGAAGAAGCTCTTTCAGAGTTATCTGCTGTAACAGATGATCTAAATGAATTGTTAGTACTTCTTGAAAATAGTGAGGATAAATAATGGCAGAACTTCCTCAAAATTGGATAGAAAGTAAATTAGAATATATAGTTTGGCATAAAAAAGGTTCAAAACCTAAGAAATTATATATATCAATACAAGAAGGGTTTGTCCCATATATTGATATTAAAGCATTTGAAAAGAATATTTTAGAGCAATATACAGAAAAAAATCTTGCAAAACTTACAAAACCAAATAATATACTTGTTGTTTGGGATGGTGCAAGAGCAGGATTAGTGGGGCTTGCTCCTTGTATTGGTGCAATTGGTTCAACATTAGTTGATATTGAACCCAAAACAAAAGAAATAATTAATAAATATTTGTATTATTTTCTATTTTCAAATTATGCATATATAAATTCAAAACCAAGAGGAACTGGTACTCCGCATGTTAATCCTGATTTGTATTGGAATATGTTAATCCCGCTACCTCCTAGTAATGAGCAAAAACGCATTGTTGAAAAATTAGATAAAATGATGCGAATTGTTGATGATGTTAAGGCAAGATTAGACAAAATTCCAACAGCTCTAAAGCGTGCTCGTCAGTCAATCCTAAACCAAGCCATTACAGGTGAACTCACAAAAGACTGGCGTGAAAAAAATAATATAAAGGATACATGGAAAGAAACTTCTCTAAAGTCTATTGTTCTAACTTATAAAAATGGTTTGTCAAAACGCTCGGGTAAAGAGGGTAAAGCGACTGTTGTACTTAGATTGGCTGATTTTTGTAATCACAAAATCATAAAAGATAATATTAGAGAAATAAAAATTACAGATAATGAAGCCAAACAATATAGGCTTGATTATAATGATATTCTTATTATTAGGGTAAATGGGAGTGAAGATATTGTTGGAAGATTTATACTATATGACTTGAATGAAAATTGGATATATTGTGACCATTTGATAAGGTTAAAATATGATAAAACAAAAATTGAACCTTATTATCTTTTTTATTATGCTCAAACTAATGTTGTTAGAGAATATATAAAAGCGAATGTGGTAAGCAGTGCAGGACAAAATACTATTAATCAAAAAACACTTGATAATATGCCTCTTTTACTTCCTTCAATCGATGAACAAGCGGAAATTGTACGTAGGGTAAAATTGGCATTTGAAAAATTAGATAAAATAGAATTAAGATATCAAAAAACAAAAGAATATTCTGATAAACTTACTCAATCGATACTAAATAAAGCTTTTAGAGGAGAACTTGTCCCTCAAGATCCAAATGACAAACCACTAGAAATAATATAGTTTATACATTTAAAATTACTAAATATAAAGTTTTAATTAAGATACAAAAATATACTATAAAATTATGTTATCATATAAAATACGGTACTAGGCTATGAAAAAGTATAATTTTAAAAATGATATAAAAAATATATTAAAAAAAGGCAAATATTCCATTATAATGTTTTTGGGCCACATAGAAAACACTAAAGAACAAGGTAAAAACATTTTTTCAAAAATGAAAGAACATGGTAAAGCTGTTAGTTTGTATCTTTTGGGTATTGTTGGTTGGTTATTTATTTTGCTAAAAAAACTTACCTTATCTTTATGGCAAATCGGCAGAAATACGTGGGGAAATATTAAAAAAGCCTTCTATAGTACATTGGGTATATTAGTTGCATTATTTTGTGTATCTTTATTTTTATTTTTTGTTTTTGTATTAATTGATCATATTAGTCCTACTTTTATAACATCTCTTCACTCACAATACATATTACTGACAAATGAGCAAGGTGTTGAAATGTCGACAAAAACTTTGGAGGAACTGATTGCTCAAGGTAAAATAGTAAATGCAAGTGAAGTTTATAATCATATGTTAGAGTATTACAATACAATTATTACACTTTTAATTGCTCTATTAGGCGTTTTTGGGGCAATATCTTGGTTTACAATACAAGGAAAAGCTCACTATGAAGTAAAAACATCTATCGAAAATAAGTTTGAGAGTATGAAATTTAAAGAAGATCTTCTTGAAAAAATAGATAATCAACTTACTGAAAAGTTAGAAGAGGTAGATTTTTGGGATCAAATATATTCAAATAACAAAGAAGAAATAGTATCTTGTATATTAATGAACGAACAATTTAGAAAATTAATACAAGGCGAAAGCAATGATATATTAAGCAGCCATAATAAAGAAGTGCCTACATTAGAAGGAGTTGATAATGGCGACGAAGTTTAATAAGGAAATATGGTTAGAATATCAAAAAACAGGAAAGCAGTCCTCTGTTTCAAAAATTAAAATAGAGGAACAATATACTCCTGCAAATATTAATGATATCTATAACATTGCAAAAAAGAAAAATATTTCAACAGAACCATTAGATATTGTACGTGTAGTGAAAGAAATTTATAATATAAAATTATATTATAATGATTTGGACAGAGATACATCTGGTTTCATTGAAAGAATTACTCCTCAAGAATGGGCAATTCATGTAAATAAATGGGAAAATCCTTTGAGACAAAAATTTACAATTGCTCACGAATTAGCTCATTTTATATTACATCAAAATATTCTTCAATCTGGTTCTCATTATGATAGCATTTTATATCGAGACGAAAACACATCGCCTACAGAAAGAGAGGCTAATTCGTTTGCTTCAAATCTACTCATGCCAGAAGATAAGTTTGAACAATACATAAGCGAAGGAATAAATACAATAGAAAAATTGGCAGATAAATTTCAATTATCTATATCTGCTGTAAGGTATAGGGCATATAAACTAAAATATATTCAGGAGTATTAATTTATGAACAAATATTATTATTTTCCTATATTAAAGACGAAACCTTCTGAAATGAAGGCATATATCAATCTTGCTGACAATATAAAAAGACAAATATTGCCTATAATTGAAATGACTGGAGCCAGAAGCTATACATATCCTAAAACCTGCAAAAATCAAGAATTAATTGGTACAAAGAGACCTGGTGATATTAATAAAAAAAGAAAAACCATACTAGATATGGTTGGTGAAAATAAGTTTATTTTAGATATAACAGATGATGAAAGTTTGCATTATGACGGTATAGCCCAACTTCAAAGCGCAGACAATGGCTATTCAGAATGGATAAAATTTCTTTCAGTAGATGAAAAATTTAAAAAACAAGTAATACCAACAATACAATTCAATACTGATGATATGGCAAATACTATTTTACAAATTGAAAATTTATCAAAAAAATTTTATTATTTGGCTTTAAAATTACCTGGATTTATTTTCAATAGTAATATTAACAATAGTAATTTATATTCACTATCAAATATTATAGAAAATGATGTTATACAATCTGTCATGGATTTTGTAATAGATAAAATTGGTACTAAGGAACGACTTATTGTTATTGTTGATTTTGGATATATCAAAAATCTAGATGATTACAAAAAATGCATTACTTCTTGTATATCAGAAATTACCGATATTAAAAGTTTAAAAGCGTTATTGTTCGCATCATCAAGTTTTCCTAGTTTTGTAAAACCTATTGAAGAAAACGAAATGGAAGTTCAAGAATTAAAATTGTTTGATTTCTGTCGTCAAAAATTAAATAATAACAATAAAATATTACATTGTGATTTTGCCTCAATACATCCTGTACAATATCAAACAAGTGGTGGAGGTTGGATTCCTCGCATAGATTATATTAATCAAGAACAGAAAAGCCTCGAGTATTGTTATAAGCGAGCACAATCAAGTGAAAAGTATAAAAATGATAGTGATGAATACGTTGTATTGGCTCAAAAAGTATTGAATTCAAATAATTATAATAGGATCTTGAATAGAGATGTCTGGGGGGATATTCAAATACAAAACAAAGCTAACGGTGCAGAAGAAGGCAAATCTCCAGCACATTGGATAGCTGTCAGAGCTAATTTATACATGACTAAAATTTTTGACATTATGTCAACTGAAGAATTTGGCTATTCTTTTCTGACCCTGTAAGTAGGTACAAATCATCTTTAATAGTATATTCGCCTCTTTCGCTAAGGAAGGTTTTGTATTTTTCTTGATATTTGTTTCTTAAAATGTCTTTTGAATATTCAACAATATTTTTAATTGAATTTTGTTTTAAAAACTTTTCACGAGTTTTTCTTAATGAAAAATTAGAATCCATATTACCTAGTCTAACCATCTCTTCTTTTTTAAAAAAATAAATTAATTTTTCTGGATTCAGAATTCTTTGTTCTTTTGCTTTTCGTTGTAAAGATATTTTATTATTTTGATCAATATAGTAAATACCTACTTTTTGAGGTAATTTTGATATAATTGAACTTCGTTTATATTTTTCGGCCAAAACAACATAAACTTCATTAAAAACATTCACATAGTCATCAATTTGGGCTGAAAGTTTTGAAAGAGAATCTAATTCGCTTTTAATTTCATAAGCAACAGTTTTATTGTTAATTATAGCAACTAAATCTGCTCTTCTATATCCAAATAAATAAGGAACTTCAATTCCGATTAGCTCTGTTTCATAGTTATTCAATAAATAATCTATAAAGCTTGTTTTTATTTGTATTGCTCCGTTAATTTTATCCATATTTACATATTAGCAGATAAAAAATTAAAATCCATTTTTGTATTAAAATTAAAGTTGACTTATTTTTGTTTTAGAGTGATTAATACGACACCTAAAAAGGAGGTCGTATGATTAAAAACAAGAAATACAAGATTAAATAAAAAGATTTGAGGAAGTTAGAAAAATTAGCTGAGCGGATTTATAATACAGTCACTGTTATTGATTATTTTTGAAGGACTCAACAAGAGATTGAAGAGCTGTATAATCTTACTCCAGTCGTCGAAAATTTAAGACGTGATTCTGATACTGTAAACGCTTATTTTATAAATTATCCTGACAACAAGAATTTTTAAATGGTATTTAACACCTGTTTAAATACCGTTCAAAAAGTGTTCGAAAATGGATTGTGTCTGAATGATACATTTTGAAAGAGTTTGTTTGATATTTTACTCATAAAGAGTGATGAATGTCATTGCTGATAAGAGGTAACAATGATTGAATTAGGCAAAAAATACAAGCTTAAAAAGATTAAAGGTTTTAAGAACGCTGATAACGAGTATTACAAAGTAATTAGCTTCTATAACTTCGACACTGTAATTTGTGAAAATTCCTACGGGGAAAGATTTGTATTTATGAAAGAGTTTTTAATAGACCCACAAAAGCCTGATGATACCTATTCAGATTTGATACTAGAAAGGAAAGAATAATGACAGAAAAAGACTATGCACTTTATGGCACAAAAATTTTGAATTTAAAAACACAAGAAATCGGTTTGCTTATTTGTATTTGGAAAAACAAGTTTGCCGATGCAAGGATAAGACACAGTTCAGAAAATTATAGAATATACAAAAATAATCATTATCAGGCACCATTAGGCGGATACCATGAAAAACTTGGAGATCCGCAACCTCAAGAAACCTTAAGACCTGGATATCCTAATAGTGGTTTAAATTCTGATTATTCAATAAAAAATAACTCGGGGTTTTCATACTAAATTATATTTAATTTGGAGATTTAAACATAATTCCCTAATTCATCTAAAAACAACTTATTTTCTTTCTCAACAACATTAATAGGCACAATACTTACTGGTGTACTATTAAAATATTCCCATTTTGTTACTTCTTTGAAATTATTTGATTCAGGGTAAAGAAGCATTATTTCAACTTTCTGAACGTCTTTTTCTTTGTTTTTTATTAATTCAGAATATGCAAACAGCTGATATAAATCTGCTTGTGCGACATCAAATTTTGCAGAAGTAGAATCTAATTCTTTCCATTTTGCATCAAGTATGATTGCTTTATTATCTTTAAAAATAACAAAATCCATCTTAGTTTGAAAAAGATTATTTTTAAGAAGGTAATGACGACTATATTGCGAATTATAAGATATGTTTGCGGATTTTAAAATTGATTCAATATAGTCTTCGAACATTTTTTCTAAAGGAAATAGCAGTGCCGGAAGCTTTGAGCGACCCTTTTTAGGGAAAAAGACTTGCTTTCTCAAGAAAAATTCTGCATATAATAATGGTCTTTCATAGTAGGAATTTAATCTGTTAATATTTACTTCTTGCAAATCTTTTTCAAGATTTGTTGAAACTGAAACATCATCCAACTCAACTAAAAATCTTCGCAAAATCTTTTTATTATTATCACTTTGGGTTTGTTTAACCAAGTATAAGCAAGCAGTTTTCAAAATTTTATTTTCTGCAATATCTAAACTAAGCTCACTGTAATTAACAAAAAATCTGCTCTGGTTTGTAAGATTATGTTTTATATGCTCTGCAAAATTTAATTTACCTTTATATTTACTTAAATTCTCAGATTTTCTAATGTAAGATTTTTTAATACCTTTTTTTAAGATTTCACATAAATCATCGCAAAATACAGATATAAGTATTTCTATGATATGTTTATTTTTTTTAGTCTGTGAAATGACATCCTTGTTGTGTTTATATTCTCTGGTTAAATTTTTAGATGCCAAAACAAGGTTTTCAAAAATTTTACGACTTTCATCTATTGTATTACCGCTAAGTTTTGGTAAAATTTCCAAATAAGTTCCATCTTTTAATTGTATAATTCCTGTATATTTGTTTATACTGATACAATTAGCTTTTGCTGAATATTCCAGCCCACAGTCTTGATTTTCTATCAAACAGTACTGTTTTAATTCTTTAAAATAATCAGGCTTGCAATAATTTACGCAACACAAATTATCGCTATCTTGATGATTACAGCTGTTGCATTCTCCCTTGCAGGAATAAATATTTTTATTTTCGTAAACAATTATTGATTTATTGTTCATTTTCTTTCTTAGTAGGTTTCTGAGCTTCTTTTAATACATTAAACCAGTTTTCTTTTGAACTAATGTCATTAGGTTTACAATTTAAAATTTTTGCAACTGAGTCAATGTCATTATAAAAATATTCATTTAATAATGGTAATATTCTATTTTTGTAAGCCCTTTCAAGTTGCTCTTTGTTTTTAACACCCATTAAATATGAATGTCCAATTTGATGATCTCTATCATACTCATTTTTAATTCGGTCATTAATTTTGGTTAATAATTGTTCTAAGTCAACACCTTCAATATCTTTTCCTCTTAAAAGCTCAGGTTTTGGCATCATTTCTTCAAAATCAAATCGACGTCTTAAAGCAGTATCTAAAAGAGCAATAGAACGATCAGCTGTATTCATAGTTCCAATAATATAAAGGTTATTAGGAACTCCAAAAGGTTCTCTTGAATAAGGAAGAGTAACTGTCATTTGATGTTCTTTGCCAATACGCTTATCTTCTTCAATAAGGGTTATAAGCTCACCAAATATTTTTGAAACATCACCTCTGTTAATTTCATCAATAACAAGAACTGCATTAGATGATTTTGAATTATTTTTATTATTTATTAAATTTAAAAATGTATCCCAATTTATTTTATCATTAAACATTCCTGTAATAGTCGGAGACACAAATTTTGAATTGTAAATACTATCTGATGAAATATTTATATTTTTTCTAATCCAATCTACCTTTCTTTGTTGATGTCCATTTTCAATGTCAGAGTTATAGAAATAATCACCTGTTATTTTGGCTATACCTTTTATTGTATTCATAGATCCTGGAATTATAACAATAACATCTTTACCACTTTTCAAATCATTGTCTATCCATAATTTAAATAAATTCAATTGAGATATACACTGTTTTCGACTTTCAAAATCTTCTGGGATTTTAGCTATTATTTCTTCTTGACTATCACAATTAGAAATATCAATATCATTTCCCCAATTTATTGCAACACAGTCATTTTCTATACAATATGCAAATAATGATTCATCAGGAATTAATATTTTATACACACTGATATTGTCTTTATTAAAATTATATTTTACTTTTGTTTCAAGTAATTCCTTTGCATTATTACATATAGTCTTAAAAATACCATTTTGTAATTTATATCTTAGTTCTTTTCCATTTTCTAAATCAGGTTTAATACCTTCAACAAATTCTTCATATGAATAAGACTGGTGGAAAGTCACAAATTCAATCTGACCTTGTTGTTTTAATTCATCAAATTTTTCTTTTAAAACCTCGTAGTTTTCTACATTTCCATCTTTATCTTTTTGTATCAATTCAGGATTTGTAATTTCCATAGCTTTAATAACTGTATTATAAGTTTTTCCTGTGCCTGGAGGGCCGTATAGAATTTGGTTAAGAGGATTAGTATTCTCGTTCATATGAGTTTCCTTATATTGTACTGTTTTTACAGCGTCCTTGTTGTATTCAAGGTTGTTGATATTTTTTAATATATATTTATCTACAAATCTAATAAAATCTTGTGCATCTAATAATGTATTTTGACAACCTAAAGTATCATTCATAATTGGAATTAACTGATTTTGGCAGTATTCTTGAAATCTTATATATCTTTTTACTTTATCTGATTTATCTAACAAATCAAATAAGCCAAAATGTTTTGCAAAACAATTAAAAGAAGTTTTTGGGTTAAATAATAAATATTTTTCATAATTGTTAGTAAATAAAAAATATGATGCATCAACCTCATCAGGTAACATATTTTTGTTATTCCAATGAACATCATTTTTCAAAAGATGATGTAAATTATTTAAAAATTCTTTAATTCTTATTTCAAGGTTTTTATTTTCATCAAATAAAATTTTCAAGCTATTTTTAAATGTTTCAATATTATAAGGTTGCATTAAATTATTTAGCCCAGTTCTTTGTAAAAAATATGGCCTAATATTATAATTTTCTAAACTATTTATTTTATTTTCAAAATTATCTAAAGTGTTGAAATCTCCTTGATGTTTTTTAGCATAATCCCATTTATACTCTTCATCATATTCATTAGATGATTTAAATACTTTATATTGTTTAATGTATTCAATTAATTTTTCAGTAGAATTATTTTCCTGGGGTTGGGCTTCTAAATATCTTCTGTAATGGTTTAAGGGGGTTGATAGCCAACCACTTTGAGCTTGTCCTGTTTTATTTACAATATCGAAATTAGGATCATTTTTTAAAATGTTGAAAAACTTATCATATTTATCTAAAGTATCATAACTATATAAATCTGGATTTAAATTTTTTAATTTGGCATCATTTGAAAGTTTAATAACTTCGTGAATTTTATCCAACACTCCTTCTGTATAAGAAATAAAAGTTGATTCGCTAATATTTCTATTTTCTTTTAGCCATTTTTTAAATAGCTCTTTTTGAACTTGACTTGCAACCATACTTCACTCCTTTTCTACAAGGATAGCACAAAAATTTGCAGGAGTTATTCAATCCCTAAAATTTCACGCTCGATTTGGCGGATGAAGTCCGGAGCAAGTGCAGTGGATTTTCGGTAGGGCGATGCGAGGATTGACGAGCAAACCCGTAAGGTGTCGGGAAGCTGAGAACTTTCCGACACCCCGAATAATCCAAGACGAAAAGACCGGTACATCTCAATACTAAAAAACAGCCTCAATCGTGCTGTCTGTTTGATTTTTTATTAAATTTTCCTCGTCTCAATGTCACAGAAAACTATTAATCTAAATAAAAAAGGACTCTTTTTATAAGCAGAAAGAGAATTTTGGTACAAGTGGGGCAAAATACTCTAAAAATCAACTCGAGTAAATTCTCTTTAATCGATGAAAGCCCGCACTGTGCGTGCAAATTCGCATTAAAAAAGAGGCTACAATAAGCCTCTGAATTTTAATACTGGACATGATGTCGTCAAAATCGAACTTTTTACTTCGCAAATTTATTGATTCTTTGCAAGATGTCGTCTTCATTTCACAAATTAAACAATATCGCAAAGTCGCATAAAAGAAAAGACCACCAAACGGTGGTCTTTGTGCGTGTATAGACAACAGGTACAAAAAGAAAGGATTTAACCCAAAAAGATTTCAAACTTATTGTCGGTTGTCTGCAATCCGTCAACGTGTACCCACGCGTATTTTGTTGATTGCGGACTTTCTAATCTGCGAAACGCTTTCAAAGTTCCGTTTTTGATTAACGTTTCAATATCTTTATACAATTTTTTATTATCTGCGGAATGCAAATCGAACGCGATTCCCAAAGTATGCCCCGAACAATACGGTGTTGATTTTGCTTTAACAAGCGGGTCAACGTTTGCACGCAAACCGCATTGACTTAAACTTCCGCCCCTGTTCCAATTATTGATTGTTATTGCTTGTCCGTGATAGTCGCGGATTTTGTCTAATTCGCGCAAAATCTGTTCTTGGAAAAATCGCCAACAAAAAAGCGCGCCGTATTTTGTCGTAAAGTAGTTATAAACTTGTTTTGATACAAGTTCTTGAATTTTAAAATGTTTACAAATATACATGCCTATTCCTTTATTTCATTATGCTTTCAAGGTCTTTTATACGATGATTCGCAACGTTGATTTGTTCTTGCTCGACTGCGTCTTTGCGTTCCAATTCATAAACCCTTGTTATAAAATTGTTGTGTGCGTCAAGACGTTTGTCTTGCTCATTGAAACGGTGGTTTATAAGGTCTTTGAAACCCTCTAATTTTCCAATATATACCCCCGCCGTTAATACTTGAACAATCAAGCCGACAAGTGCGGTCGTTACCGCAATAATAGAAGCAATAAGACTTATTGACACTCTGCGCCCCCCTCTATTGCGTGGATTCCTTTTTTATCAAAATAATTTTGAAAATGTGCAGGTGTTATGCAATAAGCGGGCAAATTATAATATTTGCAAATTTTATCGTTGCACAAAGCCATATATTCGGAACAAATAAGCCCGTCGCGGTCTTTTTGCTTTCCATTTGTACCAAATATTGACGCTTTCATCAGGGCTTTTATGTCGCCCGTTCCGTATGGTTGCCCGATGTAGTTTTCAAGACTGCGAACTTTTAATTTCATCGGATAGACGCGAAATTCGTTCTTGTCTTCGATTTGTTCCCACAATTCGCGTTTCATTCTGCGAACCCCCGCAGGAACTCCTAATTTTTTAAAACCTTTTGCGTGTGATTCAAAAATCCACCATGTACCATAGCGGAATTTTAAACCTAGAACGTGCGTCGGAATCTCTTTTGAGTTCGGCGCGTATTCTTTTGAAAACTTTTGAATCTGTTTTGCTATGAATGATTTTCCATATTGCAAACCGATATATGTTTTTTTCTTGTCTAATAAATCAAAATTAAACATTTTCGCCCCCATGCCTGTTGATGTAGCCTTTTGACTTCTTCTTCAACTGTTTTTGTAACTTCCTATTCAAACGTTTTAAAACTTTGACATTCGCATTTGCGATTTGTTCTTTTACGTCGTCCGTCAATGCGGGCAAACCGTAAGTCATAGCGTACGCGCTGACCGCGTTAATTACTGCAAGCGAACCCGCTTTGCGTAAATCGTCAACGTTTTTTAATTCGTCCCAACGCTTCAGGACATTGTCCGCGATAAAATCTTCTATTTTTTCGCGCTTATCGTCAATTTTTAAGTAAAGACTTTTGAACATTTGAACCTACTTCCATACTTTTAAAATCAAAGACGGGTTTTCGCCCGTCCTATGATTTGCCCTGCCCGAACTTCGCCGAACTTTTGCGCGCCGTCCGTTGAATACCCGACCGCCCAACCAAACTTTTATAAACCGACTTTCGCTTCTTTGTACTCTTTGAAGAATCTTTCTTGCGCGGTTGCTAAGAAAATTGACAAAGTAATTAATTCTTGCATTGTCATTTTTTGCATGCGTTCTTCTGTTTCCGTACTGTCATAAATCGGAAGCGGGAATATATCAGGAAGCATAGCCCCTTTTTGAAGTAAACCCGCATAAACCGTTTCAGCCCATTTCGGTTTGTATGTGAAACCGTTTGCGGGATATTCTATCGGGGTGTCTAATTTTCGCTTATAATCTGCGTATGCTTGCGAATTATCTTCCCCGTTGATTGTTTTTGCTATTAACTCGCGGGAATATGCTTCATATTCCGATTTTGTCAAAAACGCTTCTTGATATTGGTATTTTTTGACTTTTTGACCGTTCATTGTTTCGACTTCTACTTCTTTGACATCGCGTCGAATATAAACCCCGTCGTCTGATAAAGAAACATCAATTTCAAGCGGTTTTGTGTTGCTTTCTGACATTCTGTAATTGATTTCCATTCTTTCCCCTCTTGCTTTCTTTACTTATTAACCGTTTACAACTTTGTATATTTACATTTGCTTTTATATGTTTTTGATACGCTTGAAAAGAATTTGTATCATCAAACCACCCTTTATATGAAACAATCTTGTAAGCACGTTTCAATGTTAATAGTTTTGTATTCCGAATTTTGCGGGCGGTTTTGCAAGCCCTCAAAAACGTACTTTTGCGAATTGTTGTTTTGCTTCGATAGAATTTGAAGCCCATGAAATCAATAAAACGACCATGAGTTTTTCCGAATTTGTCTGTATAATCGAATTTAAAAATTTGATAGTTTGACTTTAATTCAAGATGTAATATTTTGAATTGTTTTCGGATTTCTTCAAGAACCTTGCGCAATTCTTTTTTATTACTGCTCAATACGATAATATCGTCCATATATCGCATATAAAATTTGACTTTTAAAACTTCTTTCATGTAATGGTCGAAATCTTGCATGAAGAAATTTGCGAACCATTGCGACGGATAACCGCCGACCGTCAACCCGCCCGAAATTATTGTCCCGTCAGGAAGAAGTGCGACGTTGTTATCAATTACCCAAAACAACAAATATATTAAATCGTCATTTTTAATAATTCTTTCAAGTTTGTATTTTAAAATGTCTGTATCAATATTCGGATAAAAATGGCGAACGTCTATTTTCAAACAATATTTAATATCTTTCGGGCGATTCTTGATGAATTTTGCAAGATATTTCTTGCCAAAATGAACACCTTTATTCGGCAATGACCCGCAAGAATAAAAATAAGAACCTTTGACAATAATCGGTTGAATACTTTTCATCGCGATATAATGCCACCATTGTTCAGGTCGCGTTCTTGAAAATGACGGCGGGACAATAATTCTTTGCTTTTTAGAAACTCCGTCATATCTGATATAGGCTTTATGAATCCATTTTTTCAAACGTCGATTTTTTAAATCGTCGCGCATTTGTTGTTTTGTTTCTTCTTTATGCGCAATTACGTCTTGAACTTCTTCGCGTGTTGTTTTCCGCTTGCTTGCACAATTTAAAGTATAGTCCATGAAACTGTCGGACACTAAATCAAAATTTTTATATGTTTTCAAAATGAGGTTTTCCTGAATCTCTTATTAAATGAAGCCTTGCGAACTTTCGTCTTTTTTTGTAAATAACCCTTTGCGTCGTTTTATTTACTGATTACTAATACGCACCTCTTGTCGGCTAATTTTTGCCTAGTGGCAAGGGCTTTGACGTTGCAAAAAACAGAGATTCAATAAGTTAGCGACGCACCATAGTTCCAATTCGAGTTCGAAGCGACGTTGTTCACCGTGAACGCAAACAAACCGTTCAAAAGACCGTTACCAGAGTTCGAACTGCCACCACAGTTCAACACAAAGCCCCAAAAAATTAAATTGTATAAACAAGCGGGGGAATGCCCCCGAACCCCCTAAGAGGGGTTTTTATAAGAGAGCGACGCACCAGAGCCCCAAGCCGAGCTCGAAGCGACGGAGGTCACCGTGAACGCAAACAAACCGTCCAAAAGACCGTGACCAGAGAGCGAACAGCCACCACTTCTAAGATAGCCGACAACGTTTGTCGTCCAAAATCCGTCGCAATAATAAGTTGTTGCGCTTGCCCCCGTAAATTCGCAAGGAACAAGCCCAATTTTCGGAACGCATTGCATATTTTTAATATACGCTTGCGATATTGTACCCGTTCCGACATTAACCCCTGAATCAAGATAGCCCGTTCCGTCGGTGTTGTAATCGTTAGCGGTTGAGCCGTCATAAGTGTTCGGCGTCATTTTATATAACAATTTGCCGTTTTTCTGAATACAACCGACCGTCAATTCCCATACGTTGCCCCAAAAGTTATCAATAAAGAATGTTGTTACAGTCCCGTTGTTGTTATCGCCATGAAACATTCCTTTATCGTCATTTAATCCGCTTGTTAATTGCGCATAATTATTATTTGACCCACCAGTATAGCGACCAGTTCCGAAAGTTTCTTGAACGTTTGTCGTTCTACCGATTAACATGTGCAAATAGTACATCAAACGCAAGAATGACGCTTCGCGTGCGTCGTGTCCGTTGCCGTTCGCTTGACAATAAGTTCTTTGAGTAACTCCGCTTGCATTTGTTGACGGCGCAAGCCCACTTATTGAACGTTGAACCCCGTTCACGGTTGAACCGTTGTATTTTGCATAATAATAATATGGAACTAATTTATTGCTTTTATTAATATGCGACAAGCAATCATAATCTTCATCAACTTGTTGATTTGCAATATAAATATGGGTCAATCCGTTTTCGTTTACTTCTTTAATCCATATTTGCGCAACTTGAATCATGACGTTGCCCGCAAAATTTTTATTTGTTGCGTCTGACGCTGTCCCGTCAAGTTTTTGTTTCATATTGTACGGGTTAAGATAATAAGCAACTTCACCCGTTTGTTTTAACATTACGGGTTTAAATGCGTCCATAATAAACGAATTTTTCCAGTCGCCATAATCAAAAACACCGTTCGCAAAGTCCATTTTTGCGGGTTTATAATTTGCATTTCTTCCGCAATATTCAATTTTCCCGAATGGGTTTCCATTTGACGGGTTGATTATAAATTCATAAATTATAGCACTTCCGAATTTGTTTGCATTATCAAGGCAAATCGCCCCATTTGCGGAAATCGGGAAAGCGCGGTAATAATAATCATTTGCAGAATCAGGCAAATTGTCGGTCAATTCGCTTGTACTGTATTTGTTGCGTTCCGTATTTGTTGCGATGATTGTTCCGTCTTCGATTGATTCAGGATAACTTCCCGCTTTTCTGACAATAACCGTTTTCCCCCACGAACAAGCGACAAGTCCGTCGATTACAGTATCGTTCGGGTCGTTCCACTTCAAAGATACTACTAGACCGTTTTTTGTAATTCTTAAATTTGTACAAATTGACGGCGGAAGTCCGACAACTGTATTTTTCATATTGCCGATTGCGTTATCAATTTTCATAAAGTTTTGATTTAAGTCGCGGTCGAAGTCGAAAGTGTCGTTTCCGTCCGTGTCCATGTCTGTTAGATACAAGTTTAAATTTTCTGTTGAGTTTCCCATGCCTGTTATTCCTTTATTTTACAATTACAAAATTGATGTTTTTTGTACGTCTGCATTTGCGCTTTTGTCAAAACGTGATGAATTTCTTTTTTTAACAAATAGCGATACAACCACGCAATAGGTAAATGCGCGGGTTTAATTTCTTCAATAGATTCTTTCAAAGAATCCAAATCCGACGGAATACCAAAAGAACCGACAAATTGAATTTGTATTTTGCCGTTCACGAAATCCGCTTCGATTTCGCCGTTTTTCCAACTGTCGCAAATCTTTTGAATTAACTTAATTTCATTATGTCCGTTCGACAAATACTTCGCTTGAACCGTCGCGCGTCTATCGTCAAGCGTTTGAGTTGCTGACGGAATTATCTTCAAACGAACTTCCCACCAAATTAAGCCGTTTTCGTCCAACTTGTCAAAAAAATGATTGTCTTTGACTGCGTCGCAAAAATCAATCAATCGTTGAAAAACAATTCTTAACGCTTCCGTAAAGTCATTTATAAAATCGTCGTTACGGTAAACCGCATTTATTAACTTGATAATATCGTCTTTTATTGTCATGCCTGTTCTCCCTTTGTTACTTCAAGATTATTCAAAATCGCAATTTCGATTTTTTCGTCGGAATCAGTCAAAAGAACATTGTCTTTTGCATTATTCAATTTCAAAGACGTTTCGTCGTAATCAAGAACACCGTCGGCTCTCAAAATATATGAACCAACTTTCGCATAACTGATATATGAATCATTAAATACGGTCGATTTTAAATAAGTTTCAATTTGTTCTTTGATGTTTTCTTTGACGGTCTGCAAATCTGCACCCGATTTCAAAATAACTTTAACCACGACATCAATATTTTTTGCGGTTGCGCTTTCTACGGTAACGTATGCGCCAATGTCCGCTTGACCGTTTCCGTGTCCCCAACCGTATTTTTTTTCGGAAGCATAAGAAAATTCATCAGTTCCCGCCGTTGCCAAAACTTCCGACAAATCGTAATCTTTGAAGACCGTTTCGCCTACGGGGACGTTTCCGTTAGTATAATTTTGAACGAATCCCGTCAAATTGCCTTTTGTTACTTTGTAGCCGAACGGGTCAATATACTTTTGAACCGCATTGACAAGCGTTTTGTCTGCGGGCGCATTATCTGTATTGATAACAACTACTTTGACGGTGTTGTCGCCGTTCCATAGCGGTTTTATTTTTGCGTCGCCCACTCCCGTTACTTCTTTAGCCCATTTTTTATAATGGTTTTTATTATTTGACGTAATCGGTTGTTGCAAATCTTCCATGTATCTTTCGATAATAGATTCTTTTGTTTCGTTATCGTAACCGCCCGCCGTCGCCGTTTCGTTTGTTACGCTTGCAATTCCCGCAATGCTAACAGGAATAACTGTAATAAGACCCGCAGGAACGTTTCCGACTGTCCCCGCCGTTACACATTCAATAGCAAAAGTCCCCGATTCTGTAATCGTTTTTTCTTCCGTCGCTTTGAATTGCAATCCTGATTTGGTTTGAAATAAATCGCCGACGCTGATTGTTCCGTTTCCTTTTGCGGTCAAAGGACCTGTCGCGCTTTGTGCTTTGTGCGCTTCAATTCCGCGACGTTGCTTCACGAATAAAACAAGGTCGTCATATTCAAAATTGTTTATATCGCCCATTTTGCAAATATATTTCAATTTCTCATAAACCTTGCTTAATCCGCCGATAGCGATTGCGCGGGCATAATCCCATGCAAAGAATCCGACGCTTTTTTGATACTTTGACGGAACTTCCGTCAAAATGTCTGCCGTGATTTGTTCGTCTGATTTATCTACGTTCAAAAACATTGATTTTATATCCTCACTTTACCAAATAAGAAACGTCCACCGTTTCCGTTACTAAGTCCCCGTTATATAGTTCGACTTCAACTTCAATCTTGACGGTTTTTCCCTCTTTCGTCATATTAAAACTTGTTACGCTACTAATAGCGGGACAAAGCGGTAAGCCCTCGCGGACTTCTCTTTCGACTTCCGATTCTTCAAAGCCGTTGTTCAAGGTTTTATGTCCGAATAGTTTTCGGATTGATGTTCCGAAGTCTGTCCCCTCATAGATTTTATATGTGTTTTTCGGGGTGGTAATAAATAAAATTATCCATTGTCGAATTGCTTCAATATCGTTTGTTATTTTTGGACTACCGTTCGTCATTAACAAAACTTTTTTTGAAAAATCCATAACGGGGGTATAGTTTAAATCTGTACCCGTTGAAATAACTTTATCGCGCAAAGATTGCGTTTCGTTTTCGGTTTCTTCAATTATTGTCGGAAACATTATTCTTGAACCTCACTTAGAATTTTATCAATCAAAATATAGCGGTCTTTTTGTTCCAAACTCGCTAACAATACATGGTCGCCGATTTGCAAATCGCATTTAAGCGCAAGTAATTCGTCGCGAACTCCCAAAATTGCACTAGCAAGACTTGAAATTGCGTTCGGCATTTGACAAGCCGTCCCCGTGCTAGAATGTGTTTCGGTTATAGATTCGGCATTGTCTGTATCACTTGGAACGGTTGAAGACAATGTCCCCGTTTTGTCGATATTACAACGCAAGCGGAAAAATTCAGAAATCAAAAGTTCTTCGTTTTCATTTAACATTATTTTACCGTCGGAATAACTCACGATAATGAACGGCGCAACTTGTTCAACTTTCGCAACGATTCCGCTTTTTAAGTCTGTCGGATTGTCGCGCCCTTTTAATTCCCCCGCAAGAACTCCGAAAAAGTCTTTTTGCTCGTTTCCGATTTCCATGCCTGTTTATCCCCTATTATTAACGCATTTCAAGATTGACCGTTACTTTTTCGACGTTTCCGTCGATTTCGTGTTTTGAAGACTTAATCAAAAAATTACCTTTAACTCCGTATTCTTCGCAATCAATCGGCATTATTACTCCTTTTCGCATTCTGTAATCGCCTAACATTGACATGCTTATAGAACGCGTAAGTTTGTTTAATTCTTTTAATTTATCGGTCGCGATTTTCTTCAAGTTGTTTGTTTTCGATGTGTCCACCGTTTCAACTTCCTGAAGCAAACCGTATTTGCTGATTGATTTTGAATCGCTAATCGTTACGCGTGTTCGGTTTTTGTCCGAATTGTCCGCAATAACGACGCGATTTCGCAAATCTTGCATTGATACTTTTAAGGACGGCGAATTGATTGTTTTTTGTGATTTTGTCGAAAAGACGTTCATATCACCCGTCAAGTTGCTTAATTTCCCGTAAGTCAATATTTCAAGTTTGCCCGTCGCGCATGTCAAATAAACATCTTTGACGCAACCTTTTAATTTTGCGTAATCTAATAATTGACTAATTACATCACTTAATTTTTTATCCTTGAAAATTTCCGTTACGGTCGAAGTCATATTCGGTATTTTGCCGATAGGTATTTTGTAATTTTCGCATAATTTCTTAATCGCGTCCGAAATCTTAATCTTTTTAAATTGTTCAATAATTTCATTTTGATTGATGTAGAATCCACAATCAAAGCCCGAATATCTTAAAACGTTCGGCTCGCTCTGTTCAAAGTCTGTAATTATTCCTTTTAAGACGATTTCACCCGTTTCGGTTTGAATCTGAAACAATGACCCGATTTCATACGCGTTGCACGTTGAAAAAGAAAAAGTATTCGCGTAATTGTCTAAATCGTCCGACCATTCAGGCGAAACAATGTTTTCGACTTCGTTTCCATTTATCAAATATTTATAAATCATAACAACCCAACACCCGAAAGGGCTTTTTTTGCGACGCTTTGAACGGCAATCGTTGTTAAGTATTGCGTTAATGTCGGCGACGCGTTGACATAGTCCCAAACTTTGACAGGAAATTCTGTCAAAGATAACGAATAACGAATATCACCCGCCGTATCAACCGACCATGAAAAGCCGTCGTCGATACTTGCTAACATGTTACAAATTGGACGTTTTCGCGCCGTTGTTGCAACAATTCGGATAGGAACTTCGCTCTTGATTGATTTTTCCAAAAAGTTAATATATTCATACCCGTTAAGGCGCGAACCAACCGCCACAAACGGATAATTTTTCCGAACTGGAAAAACCGAAGACCAACTAATCGTTTGTAAAGTCTGTTTTCCGACAAGTCGGACATTCCCTTTAACTGTTTGTAAGGTCTGATTCTCGCCCCCATGCCTGAACTCTACATCAGGCGGAACTATCGGGACAACAAAAAGACTTGTTGCTTTTATGTCGCTCATTGTAAGGAACATTATTTCACCGCCATTGCTACTTGTAATTTACGGGCGAATACGTCCGCAAGTTGATTCAAAAATTCTTGATTGCCGACCATATTTCCCATAATTGTTACTTGAACGTTAATTCCGCCCCCGCTATTTTTCGCCATTTCTCGCGAAATATCATGCGGAATAATGCGCGACCCTTGCGGTAAATCGACAATTTCACCACCGAACTCGTTTATTCGTGTACTACCGCCCGAATAGTAAGAAGTCCCCAACGCGTTTTTTTTGTGTTTTTCGACCGCGCCCGCGACTGCTTTTCCCGCATTGATAGCCATTCCAACAGAGGTGAACTGAAACGCAATCTTTGCTATTTTTGCGATTTTCTCAAAAATAGGCTTGATTTTTTCCCACATTGATTGAATCTTTTGAACTGCAACTGTTGCAAATTCGACCGTTTTTTGTTTTACGGTGTCCCAGTTCTTAATCAAAAGAACTATACCCGCAATCAATAAACCGATACCCGTTGCAAATAACCCGATAGGATTTGCAATCATGACCGCATTCCAAAGACCTTGCGCTACTGTAACAGCTTGAATGATAGTCTGCAACGTCTTAATTGTTGTTATTACTCCGTTGATTGCTTTATAAGCAAGGAATGTTGACAAACAAGCCGTCGCAACAAATATGACCCCGTTAATATGTTCCATAAGAAACTTAATTGTATTTGATAAGCCGTTCAAAACAGGGTCTAACGCTGATTTAATTTGCGGTAAATGGTTAATCAGTTCGTCCGCTAATTGCTGAACGTATGGAACTAACTGCGCCCCGATTTGATTTCCGAATGCTGAAAAAGACCTTTGAATCGCGTCTATTGAATCGGTTAATTTGACGGAAGCGTCCACCGCTTCGTCTGACATAACCATGCCCAAATCATTTGCGCGTTTGCGCAACGTGTCCACCGATTCCGAAGTCTGATTTAATAACGGTTTCATTTCAATAGCGGATTTTCCGAAAAGTTTGTTTGCAATAATTGCTTTTTCAGTCGGATTTTTCATATTTTGTAAGGCGCGCACGGAATCGTTGAAAACGTCTTCTTGCTTCCTCAACTGTCCATGATTGTCTTTGACTGCTACACCTAATTTTTTAAAATAGCCGATTGAATCTTTTGAACCTTTTTGAACTCCGCCCATTTGATTGGCTAATGCTTTGTAGCCCATTTGTAAACTTTCAACGCTTCCGCCGTTTTGCGACATGATGAAGTCCCATTCTTGAAACGCTTGACGCGACATTCCGATTTTTTGCGACATTTTGTCGATACGGTCGCCCGCTTCAATCGTCTTATTTATCAGAACCCCCGCCGTCGCGGTAACTGCCCCGAACCCGATTCCAACGGCGGTGCAAGCCCCTTTTAATTTATTGCTTAAATCTTTTGACAATTTGTTTACTTGATTATTAAGTTTTTTCGCTTCTTTTTCGGTGATTCCGATTTTATCCGCTATTTTTTTAATATTCGGCGAAACTTTGTCTTGTATCGCCATAATTAAGCCGATAGTCTTTCCCATAGTTCGTTTTTATCCTCTAATGATTGTTCCATTGAAGCGGTCATGAATTGTTTTTCTTCAATAGTCAAATTAAGCAAATATTGAAGCGTGAAGCCTTTTTGCAAATAAAAATGTAAGAATTGGAAGTCTTTATCTTCATTTATTTTTTTTTAATCTTTTCGATAACTTCTTCCGTATAACCGTAAACGCTCATAATGACTGTGCCTAGTTCGTAAAGTTCCATAAGTCGCGATTCATATATTTTTTGCGGTAGTTCGTACGGGTCTTTAATTTTGTATTCTTCCAACAAAACCGAATCGCGGAATTGTGGACAATTTTCATAAACCAAACGAGAGATTTTATAAGTTCGGTCGATTGTTTCGTCACCCAATGTTGCGATAAACGCTTCGCAATGCGTGTTTTCAATCTCGATATATCCGCCGAATGTTTCGGAATAAAAAGCGTCAGGCTTTTTGTCAATAACCTTTTTCTTTGCTAAAAACATTTCAGTAGTAACGAGTTTCTTTTCTTCTGCCATGCCTGTTGTCCTTTCTTTTGTATAAAAAGTGCTTGTTTTCGGTTTTAGTTGAATAGGTTTCCAAAACAAGCAAATGAACTAACCTATATATTTTGATTACAAGTCAATCGGATTCCAGTCTTCCGCTTCAAACGGTATTTCTTCGGTAACGACTTTTTGTTGTTCAAAATTCAAGATGTCTAATTCGCCCAAAGTAACACCCGTAATTTCGACACGTTCGGTGATTCCCGTTGTCTTGTTTGTAATCTTGCCGACAAGTTTAATTTCAGGCTCGTCGCCGTTTTTGTATTCTTTCATTAAACTAATGAAAGTATTATCGACTTTATATTTTGAAATTGTCCCCGCGTATTCAACACCGACAAGTCGGCGGGACTTGCTCAAAGAACCCGATTTTTTGATGTCTTCATAGACGTTTGTTTGTTTGAATGAAAAACTTTGTACGGACGCGCAAGGTGTGTTATTTATCCACAAAGTGCCGTTTGTACCGTTGAATGTTTCGTTTGTATTAAAAGGCATTTTATTTACTCCTATGTTTTAAGTTCTAACCGTTTTAATTGCTCGCTTATGAAGTCTTATGCTTAATACATTTCAACTTCCATGCTCATTCCCTCGATTGCGTCAAGGAATTTCGCATGTACAAGCGGATAAACCATTTTTTTGAAAGTCAATTCTTTGATTTCCATGTCTGATTTTTTGTTGATTTCGTCCGCGTCTTTGCCGACTGCAATCCACATTTCACGCTGTTTTTTAACGTTTACATCGACATTATTGTCATAATCAGGGTCAAGGATTCCCAAATCTTCTAATTGTTTCAAATAATAATTACAAGCGGAAAAGAACAAACATTGATTATCATATTTGTTTTTATATTTGCCTTTGTAAGCGGTACGGAAAGCGTATCTAATATCTTCTTTAAGACGTTGCATTCCCTCAACAATACAAATTGATTTCATGTCTTCCGTTACGTTTTCGCCTAATGTCAACAAAGTATTAACAGGGCTTGCAACTCGGACACCTTCTTCTTCGTTGTATAATGTGCATTGACCTTGCAAAATTTCGGACGGAAGCTCAACGGATTTCAATTCCGTAAATACCTTGTAAGAAATTGATTTGTCGTAAGGACAACCCGCAATCACACCCATGAGAATCGGCAACAAATCAACCGTGTAAATTGTTGTTTTGTCGTCGTCTGCAAGAATTGCTGACGGATTGTTGCAAGAAACAACAAACATCGAATCGGATTGCAAATTATAAACAAGCCCGAAGCGTTTTTTCTCTTTGCAATATGAAGCAACGGTCGTTTGTTCGTCCGCTTCGGTTGTAAATAACCAGTTCCAATCAATAGTGTTGATTTGTTCTACTACTGCGGACATATTCTTTGAATATTCAAGGACTGTAACTTCAACCGCCCCGCCGTTGAAAATCTGCTTGATTTGTTTTTCTAATTTTTCTTCACCGTCAAGGCTGAAAACTGCCGAACCGAATACCCTTTTTCTGAATCCATGTGTTACGATTGTGTTTTCGCTAGTCAATGCGTATGAAGTAGCGTCAATTTTAAAAGAAGTTCCCGCTTCATATTCCGTAATTGCGCCGACTTCGGTTTTGCATGCTTCGTCTGAATATACCATTACATCAACCGCAAGCGGTGTTTTTGTGTAATATGTTTTTGACGCGGAAACGTGCTTATATAAAAATGCTACGTTTTCGTTTTTCAAACAAAAAAGAACGCGTCCTTTTGTTCCGACTGCGATTAAGTTTGCGACACGTTGTTTAAATATAACTTCAATCGTCGCTTTGATGTCGTCAATAGTTAATTTTGCCATGTAACTCTCCTTTATATTTCAATATCTGACATTGAATCGTCGTATATTTCCGAATTGTCTTCCTGCTTCACTACGAAGTCGATTTCTTCCATTTCTTCGCCTGTTTCGTCTTCTGACATTCGTTGCGTCAAAGTGAAGTCCATTGTTGCATTCAAGAAATAGTCTTCTTCGTTCAGGTTGCTCTGTAACGCGTCTTTTTCTACTTCCACGATAGATTTATCATCGCGGATAATTAAAGGCGCACTAAAAGCCTTTGTAATTGCTTCCTCAATTTCAAGAAGTTCTAAAATTTGTTCTTCTTTTGAAAAATAAATAATATTGAATGAAATCTTGTCCGAAAAATATTCTTTTGCGTTTTTTTCAAGATTCTTGCCGACATATTGAATATATAAAGACGGTCGCAAAATATTCTTAATGTCTTTTTGTTGCACCGTAATATTCGGGAACGTTGATTCTAAACGTTCGCGGATTGCTTCGTATAGTTCAATAGTTGAAATCATTACCAACTAGCCTCTAATGTTCCTTTAAATGTCGCGCCCTTTTTGCCTTTTGTATCGCAAGTATTGTCAAAATGTTTATACATGAACATTTCCGCGTCGTTCAAATACTGCGTTTCAAAATCTAACTCGGCAATTTTAAAAACAAATTTCCCCATAGTGAAACCAGTTCCGCGTTTTTGCTTTGCTTGTTCCGCACGTCCCGCGCGTGTAGTTGCACGTTTTGAAGTTTTTGGAACGTTCACATGCCCGTATTCAATCAAATGCGCATGCGGTGCTTTGTTGTAAACTCTGCAACATAAGTCATTTGAATAGTTGTAAGTTTTGCCGACTTTAAATCCTTTATGATAAGATTTTGATTCAATCCAATTCTTTTTCTTGCCTTTTGATGTGCCGACTTCTTTTCTTGCAACTTTTTTAACAACTTTCATGCATGCTTTTGCTTCGGCTTTGATGAATTTTTTTGTTTCTTCAGGAAATTCTTTTTTAATATCTTGCATAAGACGCTGTTTGAAGTCTGATAATTCGCCAAATAAAAAGCCCTCTTGTGAAGACATATCAAACCCCGCTTTCTTGCAAAATATTTGTTTAAACTTTTTCAGTAACGAAGACTTGCAATTCTTCGTTTTTAAATCCGTCGTCAAGTGAATAATTAACTTTGAATGTATGTCCCTGATATTTGATAAAATGTTTATCGGGTAATATTTCAGGGAAATTGTTATAATCCCATGAAAATTTATGTGTAACGGTAGTCATTACAGTATCGGCGGGACGACCAGTTAACAAACCGCCGACGCGTGTTTCTACGCAAGCGAATATTTCCGCGACTTTTTCTTTGACTTCCGCATATTCGCCCAAACGGTTTTTAACCGTGCCTTTTTTGACTTCCCATATCTCAATAGGTCTGTTATATTTACCCCTATTTATCATTTATCGAACCTCTAATCTTAATATGTCGGATTATTGCGTCCAACGTGTACGGGATTTCATTAACCGCCTTTTCGGTAATCGCTGAACGGTTATCGTATAAATGCGCAACGTGGAATAAAATTCCTTGCTCATAGACTTTGTCGCCCTCGACAAAATCGACCCCCGTTTGTTCTTTGATGAATGCCTTTGAAACTTCGACAAGATGTTCGATAAATTTATCATCAATATTATGGGTAATTCTCAAATATGCTTTTATGTCTGCTATTTCAATCGACATTTTAAAAAATCCTTTTATAATACAAAAGAGAGGGGCGGAAGAATCCGCCCGCATTATCCGAAATCTACTCCCTTTTTACTATTCTTTATATTCTGCCAAAATCAACGCGATTAAATTATCTTTGTTTGTGTATGTGTATGTCATTTCTTTACAATCTGCAAGAACTTTCAACTGTTCCACATTCATTGATTTTAATTGCGTTTCAGTCGGTGTAACTGCTAAGATTTTTTGCGTCAAAGTGTCCGTCGTTTCTGATTCGGTATAAGAAACGGTCAACTTATCCGCAACCGCCTTTAATTGTTCCAAAGTCGGGATTAAATCATCAGGTGTTACTTTTTTTTTTGCATAACTGCCATTGCGCCTAAATCAGCAAGACCGCCGTCGGCAAGTGCAAGAATACGATATACTGTATCGCCTGATTCAAACGCGTTTTCTTTTGATTTTGAGATTTCCGCGTCTTTTGACCAGTTGAACATGTATTCTGAAAAATCGCCGAAAATAATTGTTCCGTCTGGTACGTCGTCGCATTCTGCAACTACACGACCTAATACTTTTTCGTTTGTTACGTCAAAAATCGGTCTGTTGTTGGCGTCTGTTATTGCCAAAATATCATTATACAATGTATTTGTTGACATCATAAGAGTTGCGCCTTTTCTTGCAATAGCAGGAATACTTGCAAATAATTTCAAAATATCTTTAAGCGTCCACCCCTCATTTGACGCGGTATCAGTTGCCGTTAAGGTCTTCAAAATACCTTTTGCGCCTTTGTTACCGTCGCCGTTAATAATATCAGCGTCAAACGCTAACATTAACTTTTTAGACAACTTTCTAACGATATAATCTTCTAATGCGTCAATCGCGGTTGCTTCAAGTTCGCATGTAAGTTTTACTAACTTGATGTATTTTTTAGCACCTAGTTTTAAATCTTCTAGCGTATCATCGACAATCGTTCCGTTTTCGCCCTCGCCTTTACGTTGAACGTCGTTTGTTGTTTTTTCTAACGGAATTGAAACATTACCGCGTAAATGCGAAACTGTAACTAGCCCGTAAGTGATTGAACCGTTTTCAATTCTTTCATAGATTTTATTCAAAGTTTGTGTCGGAACTGCCACACCCGCTGAACTTGTATTCGTGGTCATTGCACGTTTTTCGGATTCGTTTAACTCAACACCGACAAGAGTTTTGAAAAACGCGGAACGATATTCTTTTGAATCTACACCATATTCTGTTTTTCTTTCTTCAAAAGATTTGCCATATTCTTGGAAATCTGAAATTGAACCGTCTTTGATAGAATTTGCGATTTCTTGTCTTTTTTCAATTCCATTTTGTTCGGATTCAAGCGAACGCAATTCTTTTTCTAATTCGTCAATGTCGCATTTTTCATCGCTCATCAAAATTGAACGAATTTCTTTTTTTCTTGCTAAAATTTCTTTTAATCTTTTGTTCATTCTTTTTTACTCCTATTTTACAAGTACGTTCTACAAATTAACTTTTGAACCCGTTTTGCTCTCTCCGAAGCAATTTGTTCTTTCGCTATTCCGTCGAAATAACTGCGGGCTTCGACGTTTGTATCTTCATAAGCGGGAATATCCACCACGCTCACGTCATACATACGTTTAATTTTCAATATTGTTCTAGTGTGTGTGTCTGAATTGTAACTATCTTCTTCAACCCTGAACGCAAACGAACATTTGTCTAAGATTCCGTCTTTTACAAGTTCGTGAACATCGTTCGCCGATGTTGTATTCGGTAAAGTTGCGCGGAATTTCAATCCATGCCCGTCAACGGTTAATTGAAGACTGCCGTTTCGAGTTCTTGCAAGAATCAAAGCGTTGTCGCCGTGATTATATTTCAAGCAAACGTCTTTCATATCGGCATTTTTCAGGGCTTCTCTGTCGATAATTTCTTTGTATTCTATGCCGTCATATTCATAAAGTACCGTCGGGGTATCAAATACGACCGCGTAACCCTCTAAGACTTTTCGTTGTTCTTCATTTTCCGAAAACTGCGCGTCGCGAAGTTCAACCGTTCGCGTCATTTTCTGATTCGGATTCTGATTCTTCGGTGTTTGTGTCATTGTCATTTTTATTAACTCCCTCGTCGTTATCGACGTTTTGATATTGGTCGGCTTTTGAAGCGTTGACATAATTTAACGAAATTAAATGTTTGTCCGCGAAATCTTCGTTTATTTTCGGCATTTCCATAATTTCGCATGCCTGATTTATGCTAAAAATACCTAACGGCATTAACTTTGATATAACGTCCGCTTTTGTTGCATTGCTTGCGAACGTCATTCTTTCTGCTGAAAATATGATGTCGTTTCCGTGTCCGATTTCTTTATCCGTGAAAACTTTGTAAGTAAATTCAAGCGATAATTGAATCGCTATCGGCTCAACTACGGAAGAATAAAAAGCGTTGTATTCTTCTTCGTTGTATTTTGAACGGATAATTTCTTCGGAAACATTGAAATACCTGTAAATGTTTTCGCGGGCGATTGATGTTTGTTTATCGTCTGCGGTCTGCGGGTCGACTTTAAGTTCCTTAAATTCACATGACGGGTCAAGCGTCGCGAATCCGTCCGCATTGTTAATATTTAAGTAAGATTCGACAAATTCGTCTTTGATTTTCTTTTGCTTTTCGTTCGGTGTTACCGATTTGAATTGAAGCAAACCACGAAGTCCCGCCGACAATTTAATCGTGTTCATAATGCCTTGATTGATTGTCTGCAAGACATCAAGCGGTGTTCTTAAAACTTCCCTTTGAAGTTCGCCGAAAATATCGTCTTCGTTGAAATGTCTTCTTATATGAATTAAGTCCGTATATGGAAGACAAACACGTTTTCCGCATAAGAAACTAAATTCCGCAAACATTTCACCTTGATAATTAAGTAAGCGCAAATTTGAGTAATTAACAGGATAAAACCCGATAATCTTCCCCCATTCGTCGCGATGTATATATATAAAAGCGTTGTTCGTACAATATAATTGCGTTACGGTCTTGTATATAAAATCGTAAGAACTCATGTATTGATTCGGACGCAACCATAACATGCGATTAAGTGCGGAATTTGCAACTTTTTTTTGTAAGCGATGTTGCGGTTTTAACTTTGCGCAATTCGTCGCGATTGAGTGAATACAACTGCGGACGGTGGCTTCGTCATAAATACCGCCATTAAATCCCGAATATGAAGCAAGCGTCCTATTCAATAATTGAAAAGCCGTTGCGCCATTCAAGGATTGTTTCGCGTTATTCCCGAAAAACTTATTATATAAATTTCTAAATTCTATTTTCATGCAATCATAGCCCTGTATTCTGATTCAAAATCTTTATATGCGACGTAAGAATCCAACAAAGAAGCCCCGCCGTCGATTCTCATTCTTGGGTTTGAAGTCTTGCAAGGTTGAATGTTGCCGTTTTTGTCTATATCGACCGCGATATTTGACAAACACCACTTTGTTATCGGGTTGTCGTCATAAACAATATTTTTTGCGGTCAACTCAACACCTAACATTCGCATAGGATTTGAAAGAGTTTGTTTCCCTTGCGCGACAGGATACATAACATCGCCGAAAGTGTCTTCCATTTCCTTAACCCAATATGTTGCCGAATATCGGTCGTAACCGATTTTAAACGGATATATGTCATATTCGTTCATCATTTCCGCAAACCATGCGGTGATGTCCGACGGATTGATTAAGTTTCCGCGACACAAACGGACAAGCCCCATTGAATACCACTTATCATACGGGATTTTGTCTTCACGGACGCGCAAGTCCAACAAATCTTCAGGAATCCAATACATGTGCTTGCAATACAACTTCGGCGAATCGGAAAGCCCGAAAAGAATGTTTGCGGAAGTCAAGTCGGTTGTTCTTGATAAGTCCGCGCCCCCGAAATAATATTGCGATTTTATTTCGCTTAAATTGAATCGTTCCTGATTCAATATCGCTTCAAACGTCAACCATGCTTTTTGCGACGTTTCACGGATATTAAATTCTTTTGTTAATAAGTTTGTAACTTTTAACGGGTCTTGCTTCGCGTTGTTTACCGCTCTTTCAAGATACGTTACGGATTTACTAATACCTAGATTCGGATTTGCTTTAATCCATGCGGATTTGTCCGTCCATTCCGAACGTTCGTCCAACTCATAAATAACGGGGAAAAAGTTTTCGTCGAAAAAGTCTTCCGAACCGTCTTCTAATGATTTTAACAACGTTTCAGCGTCGGAATATTTGCCGTCGTAAATATCTTCGCGAACCGTTCCCGCCGTTGTAATTGCCAAAATAATCGGCTCTTCGCGGGCGGACGTTCCGTCCCTGATTACGTCATAAAGTCGGTAGCCGTCTTTCCATGCGTGGATTTCGTCTAATGAAGCATAATGAGGGTTTAAACCGTCAAGCGTGTTGTCGTCTGAACATAACGGCTTGAACTCCGATTCAGTTGTTTCAAACGCGATATTGTTTGTCGTTATTTTGGTAACTTTTTTAAGTGCAGGCGATTTACGAATCATTTTTGCGGATTCGTTCCAAACAATTTTTGCTTGGTCGCGTTTTGTTGCTACTGCGTAACATTCCGCGCCTTGTTCGCCGTCCGCAATTAACATATATAAACCGATTGCGGAAGAAATAATCGACTTCCCGTTTTTTCTGCCGATTACTAGCAACGCTTCTTTGAAGCGTCTTTCACCTGTTTTTTTATAGACAACTCCGAACAATGCCCCGATAAAGGCTTTTTGCCATAATTCAAGGGTTATCGGTTGCCCGCCCCATTTACCTTTTGAATGTTTGCAAAACATTTCCACAAAGTCGATTGCACGTTCCGCGCGTTCTTTGCTATAAACGAAACGGTCGCCCTTTTTCAAACATTCAACGATATGTTTATAAATCTTTTTTACTTTAAGCGACGTTACGATTTCGCCACTTTCAATCTTTCGATAATATTCAAAAATCGGGCTACTTTCGACCACGCGCGAAGTATTCTTTAAGTTCTTCGACTTCGTTGCCATTTGATGATTCGTCCTTTGTTAGCATATCAATCAAAAGTTTCATTGAAGACTGATAACTTTTCATATATTTGTTATATGATTGAGATTCAACGCTTTCTTTATATCCGAATTGATTTCTTCCGTTCTTGTAAACCTCTTTAACTCCTTGCGCTTTGATTGTTTTAACCAAATCGTCAAGCAAAACCGACATAAACGCGACATTTTCAAGTAAAGAATCGCAAATTTTAATCAAATTTTCATCAATTTTTGACAAAATTTTAAGCAATTTTTTCTTTTCTGCCTTGACTTTTTTGTCGTTCGCTTTGAAGCGCAATTCTTCTTCTTTTTTCGCGATTACTTCGTCGGAAATAAAATCGTTGTCTATTTCTTCGGAAAACTCGCTATTTTGATTTTTTTTCTGTAATCTTGCCATAATTTTGAAAAAATTTCCTTATACCACACCCCCCATGCGATTTCCCGTTCATTTTCCGAAGCTGGGGGTGCGGTCTTTTGGGTTTTTCGCGCAAAATTTCAAGGCGGGGGGGGCTTGAAAAATTTTTCTCGACCCTCAAAACTCTTATTGTGTGCGTCTTTCGGGCTTGCGTACTAAGTCCCCGAACTCATTGAAGCAAACGTCGTCGCGCGTGAACCCGTGCTTTCGGTTGTGATGTTGAGCGTGGCAAGTCTTGCAAAGCAATTCAAGATTGTTGAAGTTCAATGAGATATTAACGTCATTGATATTGTTTTCATTCAACTTTATTTTGTGGTGAACCTCTGTCCCGTCTGCGCTTCCGCAACGTTCGCATATTCCTAAGCGATACGCTTTGTAAGCCTTTTGACAATCTTTCCACGCTCTTGAATTATAAAAAGGTTTAGCGAACTTTCGCGCCATGTTTTGGTCTTTCCGAATATACTTCGATAATGCGCCCGCACTTCTCGCATTTTAATCGTGTATAAAACCCGCGTTCATTCATGAAGAACTCGCGCGGTGCTTTATAGCGATGTATGCAAAAAATACGCTTTAAAAACTCAATCATTCTTTTAACCTCATAGGAATTGCAAGCGGAACAATGCGCCCCGCTTGCGGGCTTCACTATTAAATAAGAAGAATCAGTAATATTTTTTATGATAAAGATAATAAACATATAAACAAAAGTCGTCGATTGACATTCCGTTCAATACCGACTTTATATCTTTTATCAAATGCGATTCGCCGTAAGTAATCGCGTAATCGTAACATTTACCGCATAACGGCAATGTCAAATAATCGCGTTCAAAAGGTCTGCCTAAACGATAGACCATTCCCCCGTGCGCCCCGCAACGAATGCACGTCAAGCGCGATTGATGTCTTAAAAAGTATGAATCAAAGTTCGGGAACTTAAACCCGCGAACCGCTTGCAAACGTTCTTTGTCGATGTTGTGCGTCCAACAATAACGAAGTTCAGGCGGTAAGATAAAATCCGAAAAAATTTCCGATGTATCTATAAAGGTGATAACGTCTTCGATAAAGTCCGACGCTTCCCGCTTTGTCATAACTGATAATGTTTTACTACTCTGAAATTGTTTTCCGTTCGGTAAAGTCTGCGTCGTATAGATTCCGCATTCTTGATATAACCATTCTTTCAGAACGTACGGCGGGAAATCATACCCGCAATTTTCAAAGTATTTTGAAACGGCTTTAATAAGCCCGCCAAAAATGAAGCCTAATTGCTTCAAAGTCTTTGTTTCTTTGACAACATCATACGAAATATTGACCGTTGTTCCGCGCTCGTATGAGTTAATACACGTTTTAAAAACGTTTCTGATATATTGTTCATTACTACAAGTGAAATTCATTTTACAACTTCTGATTGCAAAATCATTTTGTATAATTCAGGGTTGTTTTTGCCGTAAATCTTTTCGGCTTTTGCTTTGTCTTTCGGATTCCAATTCGCAACCAACATCAACTCTTTTGCCATTTCGTCGATATTCATTTGTTTTATTTGTTCAAATTTATTCATTTATTCCTCATACCGCGACGGCTTCTTCTTTGATAACCTTTTCTTGTCCGAAAAAGTCGCAACGCTTAACGCGAATCTTAACGACTTGCCCTTTGTGGTTGTGAATTTCTTTTGTTTCGCCGTAACATAAACCAAACGGCGCGCTGTTGCCTTGTCTGATTTTCAATTCTGATTCAGAATAAACAACGTCTTTTTTTCTCAAAGCGTCGTCAATAAGTTTTGTTGCTTTTGCACCGACTTCTTTTTGAACGAAGATTCGACCGTCCTTTTTGCGTTCTTCAACTAACGAAACGATGTCTTTTTTGCATACGGGACATTTTCCCAATAATAAACGACGGTTTTTGTCCGTCGCATTATCAAATAAGAACCAAACGTCATACGATTGAAAGTCGATATTACAATGATTTATTTTCATAGAAGCCCCCGTAATTTACCGCCCGTCAACTGCTTTTCGCGCGTCCCCGCATTGAATGCTACTTCGCTTGTCCGAACAAATTACTTTATCACCTTAACCGACTTTTTATAAAAAAACTATCACCGAAACCATGATATTTTAAAAAAATCATGGTTTTGACTACTCAAAATCATGATATGTCGTAATAATTTTCAAGCCATTTGTCCCTGTTGAAAATCACGTCATACTTGTTTATTCCCCATTTTTCAAAGAACAAATTTTCGGACATTCCCGAACTCAAATCGTAATTCATTTGAGCGGGAACAAATATCATTTTTTGTAAATATTCAAAACGTGCGTATTCGGCAGGATTGGTTTTCCTGATTGTCTTTTCGACGAAATGATGTCTTTGAAAATTCCGAAACAAAATCGGGTTGCGTTCCGACATGTATTCTTCAGGAAGAATAGTCCGCGTCAATTCATCAAAGAAGTAACGCGGATATTTTCTTAAATCGTCTTGCATTGAATAGTTTGTCATGTGAGATACCCCTGTAATGCGTTTCTCGCGTCGCGCAATAAATGATTAAACAAAAGAGTACGGTAAAATAATTCCGTTTTTTCATCATGTTGAAACGCTCTGCCACCTTGTCTAAGTAATATCCATTTGCGATTCGGGTTGTAAGTATAGACCCCCGCGTCATTTCCTATTTTGTTCAAAATTTCTTCTTCATGCGCTTCAAACGTTGCTTTGTCAAATACGAAATATAATTGATTGATTAAATTCAAATAATTTCGCCACTTTTTATCTGTCCTAAAATCTTGAATGCAAGATTTCACTTCATAGCCAACAAGAAAATTTTTTCTTTTGTTAATTTCAAGAACATCAATTCTAAGATTGTTTTTATTTTCTCCGACATTAACGTTTATTTCTCGTAATCCAATTTTGTATCCATTTCCGTTAATATAAATATGTCGCATTACTGCGCTTGTTATAATGTTTGTTTTATCAGGACGGCTTAAATCGTCCCATACATACGTTAATTCAGAACATTTTAATATTGCCATTTTATTCCCCATACCTCAAACTACATTCAATAGTATTTTTGAAATCTTCAAACGCGACTTCAAAATTCAATAATCTTAATTCGTAATCGCTTATTTTTCTATGACAATACAACGGGCATTCATCGCCATACAAACAAAACGTCATGTCTTTTGGATAATATTTTTTAATTAACTTTTTCATTTGTTACCCTTTATTAGTTCAAATTCAATATCATAAACTGCGCCGTTGAATTTTAAATCAGTTTCCGCGCCGTGCTTTATTGTAATTTTTTTAACTATCGCTTTTAATTCTCTGCCCTTTTGCCCGCTTCGTGGATAGCCGTTTCGGAATATAATTTCAGGAAATATTGGTTTTATCCACTTTTGACCGCCAAATCTGCACATCGAAACAAAATAAGCCTCATTTGTAAGATATTCATGATATAGGCTTTTCATTATTCGATTTGTCCAGTAGTCTTTTACTTCTCTATATTCATGCGTTTTTTCGCCTGACTTGATTTTATTGAACCATTCCTTTTTTAAATTAAATATTAGCATTTTTACCCCCTGAAATTTCCATGACTATTTCAACAGGATATATTTTGAAATTCTTTTTGTACCATTTTTTTAGTTTGCGCGGAAGTTTTGCACGTTTGATTTTTTGGTGTTTTTTAAGATTTTCAATATATTCTTGTACTAATTCTTGAATTGTTCCCGAAATAGCGTCCGATTCGGTTTCTGACGAATATTCTTCCTTGAAAGCCTGTTGTATACTCTTTTTTATTTGCTCTAAAAATTCCATTTTATCCATTATTTAACCGTCCTTTATAATCTTTGCGAATAGACTGTATATTCCAATACGCTTAACATTCGCAAAATATGAATCCCTTTTGCTCTAATATCCGCTTTTTTATTAGTCAGGAATGATTTTTCAATTTCTGCTTTAAGATTCCGAAATTGTAAATATACAATTTCTAAATTGTTTTTCTGTTGTTTTTGCGGTAACAAAACCGCTTCTAAAAATTCGGCGATAACTTCCGACGGTGTTTTTGTTGTCATTATTTCACCTCTTTTTCAATTTGATTCTTTCGTAAAATTAAATTGATTTCCGCTATGCGCCGACGAAGTTTTTTATTCATAAACGGAATCGCAAGTTTTTCGTTTTGTTCCGTATTTGCTTTTATAAACTGATTAACCCAACGGCGTAATTGTCCCGCTAACTTTGGCGACAAATATTGCCACACCTCTGGTTGAACAATATCGTCAACACTTGCACCGTCAAGTTCTTTTTGCAAATTATCGCGGTTTTTCCGCAAGTGTTCGTTTTCCAGTTCTGAACCTAAATCGTCGACAAATATCGTTTTATTATCTTTCATTTTTAAACCTTTTCTATTGCGAAATTTCTTCTACTTCTTCGGGGTCAAATCCTAGTTGCACGTTTAAGCGATATTGCAATAATACGGCTAGATTTGTTAAGATGTCGCAATCTTCATCATATACCCCGCCCAACTTTGACAACTCGTCCGCAATTAAGCGGACGGAATCGTCTTCGTCAGGAATATCAATCGTCATATTTTTGATTTTATATTCTGCCATGCCTGCTTTCCTTTTTAATCCCAACTATAAACAACTCGTTCATCGTCGCCGAAATCGTCTTCGTTAATAATAATCGGTGTTTTATTGAAATATGCACTCATCAATAATCTTTCAAACGAATCTAAATAACCAAAGCGCACGCGTTCCGTCATAGTTTTAGAGTATTTACGGTCTTCATATACCCATGCGATAGTATATTCATTTGTTGATTCGTGTTTTTGTACTAATTCAATTTCATAAGTTTTTGAATCTTCTTCCGCAAAATCGTCATTTAACGATACTAAGACTTTTACCCAGTTGCCGTAAGTTCTTCCGTCGTTTTCTACTTTAATATAAGCGTTTGTTTCGTCGTCGTAATCTTCTTTTTTCATTTCTTCAACATAAATATTGAACAATTCTGAGATAGTAATTTTTTTATCGCCTGACGGTAAATATAAGTCATTAAAATATTTGATAATATCTTCCGTAATAACTTTTTCGGCGGAATCCTCAACCGCTTTTTTAAGATTTTTAATAACTAAATTTGCGTAACCCGTGAAACTAATTTGATTAACTGCGCTATCTACTTCACTTTTGATTTTATCTTCAAATTTTCTTTTAATTTCCCAATTATCAATAGAAGAAGAAATCATATTCTTAACTTGTTTTTCGACTTGTTCTTCGATTTCTTTTTTAAAAACATCATCTTTTATCATGTTGTCAATCTTGTTTGTTACGATTCCTGTTATATCTAACATTTTAATTTCCCTTTCTTTTTGTTTTATTCCTAATTATCAAAGCAAAATACAATTCTTATATCGTTATAATTTTCGATATTGTTTTGTTTTGCAATTTCTTTTAATGCTTCAATACCTTGATACAATGTAAACTCTTTGATTTCTTCTTCGGACGGTTGCCATTTAATAATTACTTCGGGACAATATGCAAGTCTTAAAGCGTCAACGATTGAATTAACCTTGAAATCGTCTTCAACTTCCATTCCGTCGGGTAATTGTCCGCCCAATTCTTTGAATTTTTCCCAAAATGCTTTTACAATTCGGCATTTATGCGCGAACGCGTCTTTTTTGTCTGATTCGTCAAGTTCTTTCAATGTCAAATATGATTTTGAATGCAAGTCCGAATCGTCTTCAAATTTTTCTTTTGCTTTTTCTGACATATCGTCGGGAAATCCTTTTGGCTCAAACCCTTTTGTATTAAATGAATTTCTAACCCCCGCCAAAAATGCAAATAAAGCATAATTGCGCGATTCAAATTCTTTCGGACATTCTTCCAAACCTACCCATGTATTTTCTTTTTTAATTTCAACTACTGTGTGAATATCACAACCCATTTTTGCCTGCCTTTCTTTTTTACTGTTACCAACGAATTTTTGTCAATCCGTTTTGTTCTTCCACGATGTACCCGTTTTCTTTCAATTCTTCGATGATTTCGTCAGGTACAGTTCCCGAAATCCTCGCTTCGTCGCGTCCTTTGTCGATTGAATGTTTAATCAATTTTTCAATCTCGGCTTTGAAGTTCGCAACGCGTTTGATGTCCGTTTTTTCTCTCGCTTGCTTTGCGCTAATCATAGACACCCCGCTTCGCATAATTGCCTGAACGTTTCAATAACAAGCCCGCGTTTTTCTAATTCTTCGACTTGCTTGTCCGCTTTGACAAAGTGCGGGATTGCAACTTTTCCTTTGTCTTCAACTTCGTATTTTCTTGAATAGAAAGCCAATAACGCTTTTTTGCAAAATTCTTGTCTTTCCTCTTTTGCTTTTTCTGCTCTTTTTTTGAAAAATAAAACAATACCCATGTTTTAACCTCTCTTTCTATGTACTTGTAACGTTAAGATGTCATTGTCTTTGAACATTTCGCAATTTGAAGAATCGTCGTCGATTGCGCAAATTACGTCGTATTTTTCGCGAATACAATCAAGCCAAAATTTCTTTACGGCGCATGATTCGCTTTTGTCGTTAATATTTCGCATTAACAAAATGTAAGAAAAAATATTTTCCGCAAATTGACCGATTACCATGTCTAATTTCGCGCGGGTCTGTGCTTCAATTTCTTGACTTCTCGCCGTCAGGAATATAATTCTAATCCCCGCTGAATCAAACGCGCTCAATAGGTCAATAACGTTCTTATTTGCGATAACATCAACATCGTTTGCATGCCTGTTGAAATATTCCCACTTGTCGTTCCCGCTCAATCCTAATTCATTGATTTTGTCGAATATATGTTCAGAATCTAATAAAACCCCGTCAATATCGCATATAACCGTTTTCTTTTTCATTGAATAAACCTCATTTGTTCTATTTGTACATCTGCCATATTAAAAATTTTTGTTTGTCGTTTTGCTTCCGTTAATCTCTCGACGCTTGCTTTGTGATATTCTGAATCTATTTCAATGCAAGTATAATTTCTGCCGAGTTCGTGGCAAGCCACCGCCGTCGTTGCGCTTCCTGAATAGCAATCAAGAATCAAATCATTTTTTTTTTGACCGCAAATTCAAACACCATTTGAAAAGTGCAAGCGGTTTTTGTGTCGGGTGGATTTTATTATCCTTTAACGCAAGCGCGCGGGGATAAGTGAAGATTCGCATTGCTTTATCAAACGATGTCCATGCAAGTTCGCCGTCTGCAAGTGAAAAATCGCGTTGCCCTTTGTCCCAACATAGCCACCCTTGACTTGGTTTTAATAAATCTGCGAAATAGTTTCCGCCCCAAATTATTTGATTTTTTGAAACGCGTATCATTTCGCGGAAGTCTTCCAACGTCGGACGGGCTTCGTCCCATGTTTTATGCTTAAATTGCGTGTAACCATAGCGTCCGTCAGGGTCTTTTTTGATTCGTTGTCCGATGATGTCTATTCCATACGGCGGGTCGGTCAATAGCAAATCAAAGCATTTGTCGGGAAGTTCTTTCAAAACGTCGCGAAAATCTGCATTGATTATTTGATTTTTTAACGCTTCTATTGATTGCATGCCTGTTTTCCCTCTTTTTTAACTGGTACGATACGATATTCAAGGCAATGAACAGACGCATTTTTCTTTGCGCGTTGTATGAACTCATAACCGTCAAGCCCTTTTTCGCGCGCTCTGCGGAACGCTCTATCTGCTGAACTTGATTTCAATTTTTGTTGCATTCCAAAGTTTGAAAACCAACCGCGCATGCATAACGCGACGACTTGTTGTTCTTGCGTTAATTTCTTTACTTTTTGCATTTTTTCAAACCCTCTTTTTTCTCTAACTGCGGGCGGAAGAAGTGCCAAAATAGACATAAAGTCATTTTGCAATCAGCGGAAGAATCAATCATCACTTTTGCGAAAACGTTTCTTATATGAGTTCGCACCGTTCCCTCTGATACGCTCAAAATTTCCGTTATTTCTTTAACTGAAAAACCGCTTGCGTACATCTTCAAGACGCGAACTTCGCGCGAAGTAAGTTTCTTTGACAAAACGTCCGTAATTCTTTTGTTTTCAAAATGTCTTCTTATATCCATTTCAAGCCCTCTTTGTCGCTTAATCTTTGTTAGCGATTTTGATTTCGTCCACCACGATGTAAGTTTTTATTCTATTTGTGCCGTCTTGCGCTTGGTAAGTATCGACCGCCAAACGTCCGCAAACCATGACAAGGCTTCCGCTTTTCGCGTACTCTGCGACAAATTCGGCTTTTTTTGCCCACGCGCGACAATCAATCCATGTTGTGCGTTCGCCTTTTTCTTGCCCCGCCCATTCTTTAATTGCTACGGAAAAATTGCAAACACATTTACCCGAATCAAAATATTTCATTTCAGGTGTTTTCCCGATGTTTCCCGTAATAAAAACTTGGTTAATATCTGACATTATTTCCCCTCTTTCTTTACGAATTGCACTTCGTAAATGGTTTTCGTTAATTCTGATAAACTGTTCAAGACGCAAGGTTTAACGTTCTTAAACTCTTGATACGATTCGCAATCTTCTTCAAAATATCTTTTGATTAGAAAACTTGCGGTCAATAGCGCATAAAATCCGATGTATAATTCTGATTTACCGCTGAAAGCAAATCGCAAGACTTTCGCCATTCTGCGAATCGTGTTCTTAACTCTTTTTTCTTCAAGGTCGTTTAATTGCATTTTGTCCCCTCTTTTGTTAGTCGGTAATCTTCGCCCGACATCGTTACAACGAAACAAGATTCCATAAGACGGCTAAGCATTGACGCGCCTTTGTTGTTTCTTTTTCCGTTGATTTCAACAATGTAATTATTTTCAAGGTCCGCAAGGCTTCCCTCTGTTGTGATTATTGTCGGCAATTCGTTTTCATAGCGCGCGTTAATAATTCCGTAAATTTCGGAACATAGCCACAAAGTGCCGTTTTCTTTGCCCAAATCGTCAATCAAAAGAACTTTAACCGATTTCAATTCTTTTTTTATTGCGGGTGTAAATTCCTTTAACTCATCAACTAGCGCGACAACGTTAATCACTTTGACAGGTATTCCCTGATTAAGAATGTTATTCGCAATCGCGCAAGCAAGATGAGTTTTCCCCGTTCCTACACTCCCCTGACCTATAAAAATAATGTTTGTTCCGTCTTCAATGTTTTTATGGATATTTTGCGCATATTCAAACGCTTTGTCGTATGCTTTTATTTGCATTTCGCTTTCACGTTTGAAGTTTTCAAAAGTTCTTTTTATAAAACGTTTGCTTAATCTTGCTTGTTTTCTGTATTTTTCCGCAAGTGTAGCGTTCTTTTTCGCAATCAAAAAATCATTAACGGCGAATAAGTCGTTTGTTTCGTCAAACATTCTTCTTGCTTCTTCTGCAATCGTTGACGCTTCGTCAAAATAGCAATAAGACGGCAAATAAATCAAATCAAATGCACTTTTGATATTTTCAGGCTTTGCCCCGAATTTTAATTCTAAAGACTGTATTTTTCCCATTTGTTCGATACCTCTTGATTTTCCTGTTGTGTTTGATTTTTCAAAAATGCGCTTTTATCCTCTTTCGGCAAATCGTAAATCGTTTGCCAACCTCTCGCGATAGTGTTTTCGACTAACGCTTCGGCATATTCGACATTGTTGTTTGATAAACGGACAAACTTTAAAAAAGCACTACGGACTGAATCTTCCGTTTTAAATTGCTTTTTAATGTCCGTTTTGTATTGCAAGAACCGCATGAAAGAATCTGAAAGAAAATTATATTTTTTGATTTCATTGTCTGACGCAATAAGTTTTTGAAAAAAACTTTTTGCAACAAAATTCTTTTTCTTATCATTCTTATCATTCTTTATATTCTTATCATTCTTGTTTGTTGCCCCTTGTGTGTCGCCTGTTTGCCCCTCGTTTGCCTGTTGAATGTCTTTTGATTGTCCTTTGTCTGCCCCTTGTGTGTCGACCGTTTGTTCTTCTTCCTCGTCTTGGTTGCTTCTTGGTGTGCCTTTTTCTTGATATTCGTCATATTTTAAAACTTTAATTATTGAAAAATGATTGTTGCTTTCGATTGAAAGTTCTTCCGTTTTTTCAAGTTTTTTTATGGCGACACGAACTTTTTTCAAAGATAAATCAAGTTCATTTGCGATTTTTGCGTAACTTGTTATTAAAGAACCACGTTCGATGATATTTCCGCGCCACTTCGCGGTTTCATGATTAGCCGTTATCAAACAATGCAAAAATACGCGCATAACATTCGCGTCGTCGTACCATTCCCACTTAATAAATGAGCGATACAACTTAATAAATCCTTGCGATTTATTTTCTTCTATTTGCTCTATTTGAAACCCGTTTTGCATTTTTAAACTGCCTTTGATTCTTCTTCTAATAGTTCCGCTTGTTTCCATTCAAGCAATTTTGCGATGTAGCGAACACGCATGAAGTCGCGTTCTTCGTCCGAACATTGTTCCGACGGTAAGCGAATAATCAATCCATATTCTTTAACCCGCTTCCCGCTATAAACGGGCTTTTTTAGACAATATTCCATGCCTGTTCTTCCTTTTAATTTTGCAAGTCTTCAACGTCGTTATGTTCGATAAAATATTCAATGATTCTTCTTCCAATATCGGCGCGTGGCATTCTCAAATCTTTTGCGTATTCGTCCAATTTTTGAAAAGTCGAAATCTTTAAACTTGTCGAAAATCCTGTTTTGAACTCTTTTTCACTTGACATTTTCTTATCCTCTCTTTTTTCATTACGAAATATCACGACAAACTAGACAAAAAACTTGCCATTTTTCGTGTTTTGTGTTATTAAATACCTAAGTAAAATAATAATTAAATTATTAAACTTATCATTAACTTGATTAAATATTATCAAAATGATTATAAAATGTCAAGCATTATTTTAATAAATGATAAGTTTTTATTTCAGGTAAGGTCTAAAATATGAATATTATTGAATTGCAAGACAAGTTAGAAAAACAAAACATTAATCTTTCTGCCCGTGATATTTGCGAAATATGGGGCATGAACGAACAAAATTTCAGTAGAAAAAAGAAACAAGGAACTGCAATCAAGCATAAAAACATTGCACAATTAGAAAAAGAATTAAACATTTCATTAACTGACGCGGACAAAAAAGCAATACAAGTCATTGAAGAAGTAGAACGAAATAAGGTCAAGAATACATTTGCGACGATAGAATACTTCCCCGATGTTTATTTGTCGGCGGGTTATGGTGTCGAAGTTTTGGACGAATATTCCGAATCTATTGTTATTGATTCACAATTCCTAACAAGCGAACGGGGCATGCGTGTCAATCCGAAAAACTGCAAAATGGTAAGAATTAGCGGAAATTCCATGTTCCCTGAATATCATCACGGCGACCGCGTAATCATAGACGAATCCGACCAAAACTTGACGGACGGTCAAATATACGCTTTCCGATACGACGGTCAATGTTATGTCAAAGAAATTAACCGCGCGGGGAATAAAATTAAATGTATTTCAGTAAATAAAGAATATGAACCGTTTTTCATTGAACGCGATGTCGATTTTAAAGTTTTCGGACGTATTCTTCCGCGTATTAGATTATAAGAGGTGTTGCCATGTTTGAATTATTAATAATTATCTTTACTTTGACGGTTGCAATTTTTATCATAAAAAATACAACCAAACAATTAACCGCAAAACCAGAGCAAATAAAATTTGATTTAAAAGTCTTTTTTATAAATGGTTATTGTAATTATAATCCTGTGAAACTTCAAAAAGGGGAATGCAAATTCAAAGTCGAAAATGGAATGTTTTGTTTTGAGCAAAACGGGCAAATTGTCGAAGACAATATTTTTGATATTTACAATATAAGAACTTGGACATACGAAAATTATGTTTATATTGCAATTAGAATGAAAACATCGAGCGAATACAAATTTTCATTATCTATCAAGAGTGATGTTGAATCATCAATAGAAAAAGCCTTGTTATTGGGTATGTTGAAAATGTTTGAGAATCTATGCAAAAAATTAAAAATCGACTTTGTAGAATGCGGGGAATCGGGAAATGACGAAACAACCGAAGAAGACGACGAATAATAACAAAGCTGTATTATATGCCCGCGTTTCTTCCGAACGGCAAGAAAAAGAGGGGTTTTCAATTCCCGCGCAAATAAAACTTTTGCGGGAATATGCTTCAAAGAACAATTTTAAGATTGTTGAAGAATTTGTCGAAGCCGAAACCGCAAAACGTGCGGGAAGACATCAATTCAATAAAATGATAACGTTTTTAAAGAAAAATAAAAGCGTTAAGACAATTCTTGTCGAAAAAACCGACCGTCTATATAGAAACTTAAAAGACTATGTAACCATTGACGAAATCGACGACGTTGCGATTCACTTTGTGAAAGAGGGTCAAATATTAAGCGAACAAAGCCGAAGTCAAGACAAGTTCATGCACGGGATTCGTGTTCTTATGGCAAAGAATTATATTGACAATTTGTCGGAAGAAATCAAAAAAGGATTGAAAGAAAAAGCCGAACAGGGCTACTATCCGCACAAACCGCCTATCGGTTATAAGACCGAAACACTATCAAATCAAAAGAAAATACTTGTCGTTGATTCTGCGACTGCGCCTTATGTTCAACAGGCTTTTGAATGGTACGCGACGGGACGATATACTTATGTTACGCTTGCAAAGACATTGACCGAAGACGGATTCCGTCCGAACGGTCATGCTTGCACTTCAAAAAACATTGAAAGAATTTTGAACAATCCTTTTTATATTGGAATGTTTAAATTCAACGGGAAGCATTATTCAGACGCGCAACACGAAGCGATTATATCAAAAGATGTATATTTTATCGTTCAACGATTACTTGCGCAAAAATACCCCACCAAACCCCGCAAACACGATTTCGCATATAACGGGTTGATTCATTGCAAAAATTGCGATTGTCAATTAGTCGGCGAAATTAAAAAAGGTAAGTATATTTATTATCATTGTACGAACTCAAAAGGGCTTGATAAGTCGAAGCCGTCAATTCGGGAAGAAAAAATCGAAGAATCTTTCGCGGACTTTTTAAAAGAACTTTCCATGCCTGTTTCCGAGTTTGAAAGATTGAAAGAACAAGTCAAAGACTTTGTAAATCAGGGCAATGATTACATAGAACAAAAAACCGCCGAAATGAAACATCGTATTGATGTTTTAAATCGACGGTTAAGCAAATTATATGATGACCGCATGGACGGTGTAATTTCTGACGAGTTTTATTTTGATAAGCGGGACGCGTGGCAAAAGGAACTTGACGACACTTTGTTTGCATTTAATAAGACCGCGTCGTCCAATCGAACTTTAATTGATAGGGCAAACCTTGTAATCGAACTTTCAAAAGACGCATATTCATTGTATTTGAGCCAAACACCAAAAGAAAAAGCGGATTTGATGAAATTATTAACAATCGAACTTTTGTTCGACGGCGCAAATCTGCTAATAACACCGCATTCCGCTTTTTCAAATCTATTAAATTGTCTTAAAAGTCATAAACTGGAGACGGTGGGAGTCGAACCCACGTCCAAAATGGATAAAAATAAACCTCTACGTGTGTAGATATTAATTTTCTCGACTAACTCTGGGAAATATCAGAACCAGACAAGTTAGTCCTAGGTTTTATTTGAGGGAAACTCTAAACCCTTAGTGGTTAATCTTGGTACAGCTACCACTAATTGCCGCACTGCAACTTGCATAATTGCCCCATAAAATCGGCAAGCTGGACGTTATGAGGAGCCTAGAATCAGCGACTAAGCAGCTAAAGCGTTAGCTCTAGAGAAGTCAGCTTTGATTACATTGTTAGCATTTAATTTGTTTTGCTCGTTGATAACCGAGAACAGCGCTCGGACACGCAACCTATTTTCACCAAACATCCTGTCAAATCCAAAACGTCCCCATGAATGTTTATAACTGGTGTTATTAATGTACAAGTAATATTATTATAACGTATCTATGCACTTTTTCAACCCTATATTTTAAAAACACACAAATGTAACAAAATATTACAAAAAGGGTAAAAAGGTTAAAGAAACGAGTTAAAAGAGCCGATAGATATAGTAAGGAAATTAAACGAAAGGAACATTAAGCCATGGGCATGAGTGCATCACAAGCTAGATTTTTAAGCCTAACA